ATCTTTACTAACTATTTTAGAATAATTTTTAATAACATGTTTACCTTCATTATCAAAACATTCAGTCAAAAACATATTAAATTTTTCAGCTGCTTGTTTACGTTTAATTTTACCACTAGCTGGTTTAAACTCAGTGATATAAGGTATAGCAAAAGCATCATTCTCCCAAATCTTTCTCTTTAATATAAAGAATTCAACTTCAATCTTATCAATATCAATATTATATTGTTTAGCAAAGTATTCTTTATAAAGTAATATTTGAGCTAATTTAATTTCATCCTTTTTAGCCTTATCATTCCATCCAGACCTAGATGTTTTAATATCATAGATATAAACTTTGTCTAAATCTTTATCATATAATACAAAATCAATATAACCTTTAAGGAATAAATTTTTAGTTAAACCAACCATTAAAGGCATCTCAATACCTAACAACACAACATTACGAGTAGTAAAAAATTGAGAACGATGTTTTTTAAACCATTCAAGTATATTAACTCCATCCTCATAAAATTCTCTCATTTCATCTGGAGATGAGAAATGTTGTTTGGTTGATTCATATTGTTCTTTATAAACTGTTTTGAAACGTTCATTAAATAAACCTATAATATCCTCTCTATCAGCCGCAGCTCCACTTTGCTCAAACATTACTTTAAGATAATGTTGTAATGTTTCATGAACAGCAGTTCCAAATACAGTATGAATAGAGGCCTGATATGGAGCTAAGTTCTTAACATATGCTAAATACCATTGATGAGGACATTTACGCCATATTGAATATTGAGAGTAAGAAACAGTACTTTGATATCTGTAGTCAACTTCTTTAAGCTGATGAGTCTTTATTTTAAGTTCAATTTCTGTCAGCTTACTTTTTGCCATATATGTTTCTTATCTTTTCTCCTAGTTCCATGTCATTAGGAGTATCATGAATTAATTTTTGAATATCAGGAATAATTGATTGTTCCTTTTTAATATATTGAGCCGCATCTAACAACTCCTCATATAAATGGTTCATATAATCATCCTTATTATTCTCACCTAATGTTGTGTTATATTTTTTATAACCACGTTCTGCTCTAGATTTTAAATCTTCAATTACTTGATTTGTTATATTGTCTTTAGTATGTTTCATACGATTTTTTTCTATTAACATTTCCATTTCGCGTTCCATTATCATCATATATTCACGATATGATTTTGAATCTGATATATAACCCATATATAAATAAATTTAAATGACTTAATTGGGACCACCAAGTGGGTTTAATTGTTATAACTAATTGTGTTACTAGCGTTATCTACTTTTGAAACGTAGTTACGATCAATAAAATTAGCGAACTTATCAAATCGTGAATCAGTATAACTGATCACACCATCAATTCTATGGTCAGTGAGTCGTTGTATTTCTTTTCTGTCACGTTCAATTGAATCACAACGGCCTTGAATTTCTAACCAAATTTGTTCTTTTTCTCTTTCAATTAGTTTAACTTGTTTATTTAATTTGATATTACTACTAACAAGCCAAACTAGCATCCCAACCACAATCGCAGCTGAAACACCTAAAATAAATGTAATCATGATTTTTTTCTCCTTTTTTTATTTGTACCTGGCTGTCCCAAATTAAGTTCATTTTTAATATTATCTATATCAGCTATATTAATATATTCTTTAGCTTCACGAGTACTACATTGGTAATACTCAGCTATTGCTTTGATTGTTTCAGGATTATCCTTAGCATTTGCTTTAATATATTTAAAGAATGCTTTTTGTTTAGGTAATAACTCACAATAGAATTGATACACCTTTCTTTTAGGGCAATCTGGATAACGCTGAATTAAATTAACAACATCAATATAATTCGAGTTCATACTTATAAAACGGTTAATCATATAAGTATTGAACTCAGCCTTATCCTCATCCGTAAATGTAGTCCACGGACGTTTATGATATGTTATTTCATTAAGCCAATCAAACAGTGTCATTACGCTTCAATGGTTCAGGTAAAAAATCCTCATTAACGTGTCCACATACTGAACAACTAAATACTGGTAATGGAATTAAAGCATCCTGAGTTGTGCCTGTTAAAAATTTACTAGCTTTCCTAAGCATAAGTCCTTCTTGAAATACTAACCCACCACATTTTTCACAAGATACCTCTTGTGTTTTATCCAATGAGATGTTTAACCTCGGTTGTTCTTGATTCATATTATTGATTTAAAAGTTTAGATATACATGCCATAAAACAAATTTCTTTATCTGGAATAGTAGTTGAATGAAATAGATATTCCTCTATTACTATAGTTGCCTCAGGTGTTGAGTAAGCATTATGTAATTCTTTATACACACCAGTAAAGTCATTTATATTATTATCAGCTATAATTTGTCTAATATTATTATACGCTGTTTTCTTTTTAGATTTAACTTCAGTAATAATTTGTTCTATATAATTACTATCAGTTACATTTTTAACTACTAATTTACCTCCAATAGATAAACCTTGAATTAAATTCAATGCGCGTCTAATATCAGGGTATGTTTTCTTGACTATTTCAACTACATCTTTAATATCATATTCTATCTGCTCAGTGTCAAGTACTTCTTTTAAACGTTTAGCTATAGTTTTAGGTTCTGGAGAATTTAATGAGAATGTATTTAGTCTTGATTTAAGTGGATCAATAATACGTTCTACAAAATTACAAGTAAAAATAAATCTAGTAGTCAAACTAAATGACTCAATAACATTCCTAAGTGCTGCTTGAGCGTTTATAGTTAAGAAATCAGCTTCATCCAATATAACTACTTTAAGTGGTTTAAATGTAGCACCTGATGCAAATTGTTTTACTTTATCTCTAATTGTATCAATACCATTCTCATCAGAACAATTTAAATATAAAAAATCACAGCTGATGTTTTTAACTACTAGTTTAGCAGCTGTTGTTTTACCTGTACCAGCGGGGCCATGAAGTAATAGATTAGGAAAATCATTTTTACCAATCCATTCTTGTAAACCACTAATAAACTCTTCATTACCTAAATAACCTTCTAATGTATCGGGCCTATATTTCTCAACCCACAATGTATGTTTACTCATATATAATCCATTATTAATTCTTCTCCATAACAGAGATATTTTAAGGTAGTAAATTTATTTGGATGATCCAAAGGTTTTGCTTCTTTATAGTCATCAATCCATATTAACTGACCCCCGTAAGCTAAACCGCAAAAATATTCTAACTTAGAGTTCATAACAATAAACTCTTGTTTCTTTTCTGCTTGTTTCTTTTTTCGTCTACCTCTTTTACCTGGTTTGTCCGACATTGAGTTCTCCGTTTTGGATAATTAAATATTCACCTGTTGTACCTTGGCAATCAACTAAATAATATCTTCCACCAGCTGCTTTCATAGCGCCATCAATATCAAGTTTTTTAACTTGAGTGTGGCCTACTATTTGAATTACTTGTTTACGTAATGTATTTCTATTAGCAGACATTAATGAACGAGGTCTAATCCAAATTGGAGATTGTTCTTCATTATCACCATATGGATCAAGAAAACTCATTTTCTTTATACTAACAGCCATTCCAAATTGGAATGATAATGGTTTATATTTAAATAACTCATTAATTTGTTCTACTATTGTTTCTGTTTTCCATCCATTAATACCAAATACACTATCTAAAAAGGCACTACTAATACCAGCATGGCTAAATAAAAATTCATCCATTTGGTAAGCCATTTGTAAATATTCTCTATTAGAATCAAGTACAGGACTAATTTGATAACTAAACATTTTTTGATATCCTGATGTTCCGTTTTCTCCAACTTCAGGAAAGTAATGATAGTCATGATTACCAATCAACATAATAACTTCCTTACCACTTGATTTTTTATACTCAATGATATCAAGAAAATTATTTAGTTGGTCTACTCCTTTAATATCAAATGAATCAAAATAATCACCTATAAAAATAACTCGATCAGGATTTTCTTGATGTACAATTAATTTCCATAATGAACGTCCATGAACATCTCCTATAACTACTGTTTTCATAACTTAAATATAATATATTAATTGAGGTTAAAGGCTTCAATTGTTTCTTTAAATGGGTTACCTTCAATGTTCTTAACTAAATCAAGCATATCCTGAGCTAATTGTCTTACTTCAACTTGAGCATGTTCACTATTTCTCAGTTGTTGAAAATGATAAAATGATCTCCAATTGAACATAACATCCATTGTGATTTGAGAATTAAATGTCTTGAAGAAGCGAGCTGATTCTTTTGCTCGTTTACGACCTAATACTGGTGTTAATTCTTCTAAACACTTATGATATAGTAGATTAGATTGCTCAGTAAAGTTTTTTAACATTTCTCCCCATGTTATTTGATACTCAGGAAATTCATCATCATGTATTTTCATATCCCAGTCCTTAGGAATATAATACTTATCCTCTTTCAATTCTTTATATCTAGCACTTTCTCCATTAACTGAAACTCCAATACGGTGTTTAATTAAATGAATATGAGTCGCTTGATCTACTGTCACTAGAAAATGCAATGATGATTTTTCAAATGGCGTATGATGTCCTTCACCCGCTAACATTTTAAGTAGTTTACCCACTCTAGCTTTCTTCTCATCAGTTATGTCTCTAGATGTTGATGTCCAAGCTGATTGAGCGTGAACTAAATCTGAACCATAATAACCTATTAACTCTACTTTATTCATATTATTTAATTTGATTTTGAATAGACTGTTTAGCTCCAAAATTAGATGCTTCTTGCTCTAATATAAAAGTAAATGGATCAATTGTTTGTTCAAATACTTTCTCAAAGAAATTATCAGCGTATTGTTCTCTTCTATCAACTAATGCTCTTAATTTATCTATTTTTTCTTTATTACCTTCTACAGCTGTATTATGTTCAAAAACACGAGCTATCATTCTATACAATGCTCTTATCTTAATATAATACTCTTTAGAATTATCCATAAATGATTTCATACGCTCCCAATACTTATAAGCTGTTCCACCTCTAACATCTAGAGCATATCTCATTCTGTAACTATATGTTATACTGGGATGTATTAGACGAATTGGGAAATCATTTAAATATACTGTAATGATATCTTTTTTTCTAAGTATTTCATCATTGAACACATCCATCTTAAAAGTTACTTCTTTTTGTAGTTCATTATCAACAGGTACACCCCATTGTTTATAAAATTTCCATAAATGAGCTTTAGGATCAAATTTAGGAGTATCTTTTGAAGCACCATCATACATCTCAGATTGACTAGTTGATAGTCCAAAGAAATTTTTTAATGTGATCCACTCTTCTTCTGTGAATGGTTCTAATAAGCCAATATCAATATCTCCTACTTTCTCAATTGGTTCAAACCCTAGTAATTTAAGAGATAAACTACCTGTTAAAACAAATTTCTCATTCATAGCCATTATAGGCAAAACATATTTATCAAGTATTTCTCTAGTATCATTATCAAATTTGTCAATAATGTCATCTTTAAATTTTAACCTCATTATTGCCTCATTGGACATATCATAAACAATATTCATAACTTATTTTTAAATTATTTATTCAGTTTCATTAGAAATAATATCAGCATATTGTTCTGCTGCTTTAGGATTACGTTCAGAAAATAATCGAAACGCCATTTCATAACGACTTAATTCTATCTCTATTGGGAACATTTCTGCGTTTAGAGAATCAACTAAATATTGGAGTGAGTCAATGGTTTGATTTTTACTAATATCACCACTTTCTAAAAATTGAACTTTTGGTTCATTACGAAGTTTAGTTAATTCCTTTTGTTGTAAATAACAGATAACTAACACTGATATTGCTCCTACAATTGTAAATACTTGTTTGTATTTATTTATTACTTTTATCATAATTAAAAAATTTATTTGCTACTTCTTGTTCACTTTTAGTTCTAGGTTTAGCGGCTGGTCGTTCTTTGACTTTAGCTTTTCTACCTCTA